CTTGGACTCTGAGACGGCTCCAGGGCCATGCTTTGGCTCGAGTTCCCACTCCGGATAGTTTCCGATCCAAACCCCGACAACTCTCCTCGCGTAAGCGCGGAGATGATGCCAAGGAAGATCAAGGCTATCAGGACGAGAGTTAACAGAATCAAGACGAAGCGTTGATTGCTCTTCGCTTCCTCTATATCTGTAGGAGTACCCCCATAAAGGGTGTCCCCCTCTCTCGGACCACTCGGGATTTTCACAATCCCAAGTATGAACGTGAGAACTCGGTAGATGCTCTTCAATAGCAAAGAACTCATCAAGAGTTTCCTTTACTTTCGAAGGATGACAATCAAGCCTCGCATTCTTACACACAACGTGAAGTTGTATGAGGAATTTGACGGCTTCAATGTCTGCATCAGACCGTAACAGTCCTTCTACGTCAAACACCAGGCTAAGGAGGTCCCGAAATAGTTTCGGTCTCCCTGTACGTGGCACTAACGGATACCCTTGCGGGTACTCGCTCGTATCACGTGACAGCTGGCTGCCGCGATCAAGATCCTGATAAAGGATCTTGCCCGCTTCAGGAAGAGTTATCGTAAGGAACGATAACCCTCTAGCTTTGACAGCTCTTCGGAGGTAGGACAAGTCCTTTCCGAAAGAGGCTCGAAGGTGTGGCCATCGTATGGTGGCATCCGTGAGGATGCTCTCGTACAAGGCGAGTGCTGTAGTCTCGTAGCTTTTCATGTTAGGCTCCTATGGAGTGTTAACATCTACGCGTCTGCTGCCACATTGAACACCGAAGAGGTGCCCACCGTGCAGAGAAGCGCGGTGGGATATCCCCCTGGTAATCGAGTGTCAACCTAAGACAGGTTGATGCTCGTTCCTCAGTTCTCGCCGACCGAAAGGCCGGAGATCATTGCGGAACTTGATGCGGCCAGTAGGACGTGAACTGCCTTCACTAGGTCAGCTCCGCCTACCGGATCATCAAACTTACCAGCCCTAAGCGTCGTTGTCGAAGTAAACTTCTTCATCGCCGCCGTGGGAGTAGGGTACACAACCCATTCAACAAACAGGTTGTGCCTCTTCATCGAAATTCCATCGTTGTCCGGATTATCCAGACTATGACGGATTTTCATAGCGATGGACTGCGTAGCATCAGAATACTGATACTCCGAGCCATAGCTATCCTGATTAACTCGGTTCAGCACACGTGCCGTACCGGCGATCGTCAGGGTCAGTGTGGATGCAAACATAGCACTCTATCTCCTAGGTTTCTTGCCGTCCGAAAATTCAAGGCAAGAACTCAGATTGCTCTGAGATTCTTGTCCTTTAGGATAGCAAGGCTACCCAGGACTGACATCTTATATGCGTCCAGAAAGGGCGCACGAAGTGAGAACGAAGCCGACGGCGCGTTATTTGCATAACGCTCCTTCTTCTCCGCTTGGCATAAGCCAGCCGTGACTAACGACTCGGGATTCCCGAGCGGATATTCACGGTGTGTGAATGTACCAGTACTATGCCTCATAATACTTAGCCGATATGGCTTATAGTATATGGAATTATAGTTGGCGAGCATGATATTAGATATATCAGCGAACCAATCTATCATCCAAGTCCAAGGCATAGCCTTCCAGACCGAAATGGGGATCATCCCTAGGTTTCCACCTAGGGCTGTTCTTGCGGCATCCAACCAAGTTGGATTGCCCCCATACGCGTCTGGATTCCTAGCACGCCAATGCACGACGGCCCAGGTACGAGAAGTTCTCGTCCCTCGGACGCCAATGCTAAGTAGTAAACCGTACGTCGACCACAACTGTTCAGTTGTGACCGTCGTATCAGTCCGCGTACCAAGATTGATACGTCGACGTAAGCCATTGCTCGAGTTAGCTTGCTTAAGCTCTCTCTGTTTGCGGCGAACCGCTGCAGAGAAGTCAAACAGCTTACCAAGGTCGTCGATGATCGGCGCCCAGCCAAACTTATAGGCTAGGTTAGCCGCAGCGGCTTCCTTCACTTTATTCAGTCTCGATGGAGACCGAAGTCCGTGGAGCAAGTTTCCCGCATGCCGAAGCATTTGGGGAACATCCTTTAGCTCGAATAGAGCCAGAGGCAGGTTTACTCTCGGAGTCAGTGGCCCAGTAGTCGCTAAGACGCGATTTACAAGGCTGGCGAGGGATTCCTCACCAGCTATGGCTGGGTCAAATTTTACGTTGTAGAAGGCGGTTGGTGCCCCTGGGCTGTTTACAACCAAGGGATACGCCGTCTTATACATGAGTTGGCTACCAGAATATTCCCTTCTTTCCAGAAGGAACTGGTGGTTACCTCCGTAATCTCCGATAACGTCGTGACATTCCTCGTCCCGAGTGTTGTTAGACCAGGTTTGAGGGGTTCCACCCCAAGTACCTGTCGCACTACAGTTTCCTGTATTGCGGTAACGACTTCTGGACAAGGCCATGTGCTCACACGCTTATGCTTCTCATGGAGCCAGGATTGGATAGGACGGAAGTAGTCCTACGAGGTGCCCATTATTG